TATAGGATAGAAGCCTTATGTAATAAGATAGAAGAATTAAAAGCACAAATAGAAGTATCACAAATATTTAAACAAAATGGATAGAGAAAAATTATTAGATTTGTACAAGAAGTATGAACTTGGGAAAACAGATGTATATAAACATCAACACTATGTTATCATTACTAGACAAGGTATTGAAAAGATAGCAGCAAAAGAAAACATATCAATAAATTACGAGGTTGTAAAATGTGATCCAAACTTTGCGGTTGTAAAAGCATACGCAAAAAAAGAGGGTGTAGAAATACAAACATTTGGTAGTGCATTAAAAGGTGCTAACTATAAAGATGGTAATTGTAATAGTTGGTATGTAATGGAGATGGCAGAGAAACGTGCATTGTCAAGATCAGTATTAAAGCTAACTGGCTTTTATCAACTTGGTGTTTACTCGGAAGATGAAAGTGACGATTTTAAAAGAAAGTAATATGAGAAGAATAAAAAAACCTTTAGATGATAAAGTAAAGTTTATACCTTGCAATGAAAATAAATTAATATATTCATACACAAGAACTAATAAAAATGCAGCAAGAAAAGAAAAGCTGAATAAATAAAACACGAGGTATTGCGTGTAATGACAATACCAAATTTAAACTATATATTATGAGTGCAATAATCAACGGTAGTATTAGAGTAGATAGACTACCTAAAGAAAAATTTATTAAAGGAAAAGATGGTGCGGTGTACTACAATTTCACAATAGCGGTTCAAGATGAAACCAGGTACGGAAACAACGTAGCTTTTATGGATAGCCAAACCAAAGAAGAAAGAGAGGCAAAGGTTGCTAAAACCTATCTTGGTAATGGTAAGGTGGTGTGGATGTCACCAGATGGTGTAACGGTTGCTGAAAGAGATGATCAACCACAAGCGGTGGCAGAACCAGCAAGTGATGATTTACCATTTTAATTATCCTTAATTTTAAAGGGTGTAGGTTTTTAACTTGCACCTTTTTTTTATACATTTAACAAATGACAGAAAAAGAAACAGAACAAAATATGTTAATGGAATTTATAGCAGATACTTGTTATATAGACATTACAAAAAAAATAGATTACCCACCAGTATGTTTAAGCTATGGTGAAAAGGTTATAAGATCTGATAAAGGTGATAGCATCATACCAATAGCATTAGGAACTTTTGGTAACCTTTCAGTAATAACTGCACCACCAAAGACTAGAAAAACATTTTTTGTATCATTATTGGCATCAGCTTATTTAAGTGGTTCAAATATTTATGGTGGACAAATAAAAGGTTTTAGGGGTGATGGTGATTTAATTCACATAGATACAGAACAAGGAAGCTGGCACGCATCCAAAGTATTTAAAAGACCATTAGATATGGATAGCAACATACCTAAAGATAAATATCATACGTTTGCATTGCGTACAGTAGGTTATAAAGAAAGATTACAATTTATTGAACACTACCTAAAGGAAAACATAAAAGAACCATCTCTGGTCATCCTAGATGGTGTAGCAGATTTATGTGCAGATGTAAACAACATTGAGCAAAGTAATGAGTTAGTAAGTGCATTAATGAGAATTAGCCAACAACAAAACGTACATATCATTTGTGTGATACATCAAAACTTTGGTAGTGCTAAACTTGGAACTGGTCATCTTGGTAGTGCATTAGAAAAGAAAGCAGAAACTGTAATAAGTTTGGAAGCAAACACAGTAAATAAAGATTGGACAACCGTTAAGTGTGGTAGAAGTAGGGGTTACTCTTTTGAAACATTTAGCTTTGAAGTAAATGAAAAGGGATTGCCAACAATAGTAAATGATTTATATGATCCATTAAAATGATATGGTACAAAAAACAATGATAATAGTTGCTGCAAAGCATAAAGAGTGGGTAGAAATAGTTTTATCCTTTGGTTGTAAACAAGAAACCGCAGAAGATATTGTGCAAGAAATGTATTACAAGATACAACTGAAACTTGAAAAGGGTTTAGATATTATGTACAATGAAAAAGAAATAAACTACTATTATATTTTTAAGACTTTAAGAACATTGTTTTACGATTTAAAAAGAAAAGGTAAAAATATTACTATGGTTTCTATGGATGATATACACCTAACCACATCAGATGTAAACTATCAAGAACCATATGATAAAATACAAGAAGAACTATCCAAGATGTTTTGGTATGATAGAAAAGTATTTGAAATAATAAATGAGGGTGAAAGCATTGCAGAATTTTCTAGAAAAAGTCTTATACATTACTACTCACTTTACAACACATACAACAAAGTAAAAAGCAAACTAAAGAAATTATTATGATAAGTACGTTTGAAAGAGATTTAAAGGTTGGAAAAAAATATGAAGATGAAGTTTTAAAATTAATAAAAAATAAATACCCAAAATCTTATATAGTAGATGGGTATTATAAAGAATGGGATATATTTATACCAGAACTAGAAATAGGTATTGAAGTTAAATCAGATAAAAAAAGTTTATATACTGGCAACATTGTAATTGAAATAGAATTTAATAATAGACCATCAGCACTATCTACATCAAAAGCTGCTTGGTGGGTAATATACGATGGAGAAAATTATAATTGGTTTACAATTAAAAACATCAAAAAGTGCATAAAAGAAAACAATTTAAAGTATTGTAGTTTTATAGGCAAAGGTGATACTAAAGAAAAAAAAGCATATTTAATAAAAAAAGAAATATTATATAAATACAAAACAATATGAAACTAGGAAACATTATTTATTACATTACAAAATATACTGGTATTAAATACCTGGTAGATAAATACCATAAGTTAAGAGGTACTAAATGTGATTGTAACAAGAGAAGAAAAAAGTTAAACGAAATAAAAATTGATAGATGGTAAAATTTAATAAACAAGATTTTGAAAGCTGGAGTGATTTCAGATCAGAACCAAAGAACACTTTACAACCCAATGAGTTTGAACTTATATGCCAACTGCACGCAAATTACTACAATCACAAATACCATAAACCTTGCACTTGCAATCCAAAGAAAATAAAGTTATGGATAAAACAACTAAACATAATTTGGAACAATGGGGTTTAAAAAAATTAATGAGTGGGAAAAGGCAGTAGTGTTTTTGCTTAACCTTGATGGGTGGGAGTTAGAACATTGTGGTGATGGTTATTCTAGGTATGATGCAAAAGGTAAAACACCAAAGGGAATGGATTGCGTTATAGAGATGAAATTTAGAAATAAATACTATGAAGATAAACTAATTGAAAAAGACAAGTACGATGCTCTAATGGCTTTAGATGTTGTAAAGATATTCTTTGTCAATGATCCTAAAGGAAACTTTATGTATTACCTGAACACACTCCAGATGCCAGCACCAGTAAAAAAGTACTGCCCAGATACTACAATGTGGACAAAGAAAAGACTTTTAAAAGATGTGTACTTGCTTAAAGAAAATGATGCAGTAAGAATAAATATAAATATAGAACCAAGTTAGTTGTTAAATGTTTTGTTTATAAAGTAAATAGTGTTACATTGCATCATTATTAACTAAAACAAAACAGAATGGAAAAAAACAATTATGTTGAAATAACCAACAGAAAAGAAGAAATAGTACTTAAAAGAATTGCATTAAATAAAAGCAATGAAACTTGTGATGAAAGCATAAAGCAAAAAAAGTTAAAACGTAATGATGCTAAAAATGATTTTGAGTTTAAGAAAGAAAATGATAATATAAAAAAATTAAAAAAAATAATATTTTCTAACAATGAAACTTTAAAGAAACTTAAAGCAGAAGAAAAAGCATTAAACTTATTAAAATCATCAAGAGATAAAGACTATCATATATTTAAAAATTATGCATTAGGTAAGCGAGAAAGTAACCTACTTAATAAAATAAAAGACTTAAAACAAGAGTGTTTAATTGATGCAAAAAACTTTAAGATAAATAAAACTGTAAGATTAATTGCAGCAGAATATTCATACAAATTAGATTTAATTATAAAATCACATAATGTATGGAAGTAAACAAAGCGGCTTGGGAAAAGTTAAGAAAGCAAATAGAATATCACACACAACAAGATAGTGAGATAACTGATGTACATATTAACTACCAAGTAAAACAAGGAAAAAAGAATTATTTAAAACTTAACATAACAATAGATGATTTTACTAATTGATGCAGATAGTTTAATTTTTGCAAGTTGCTATCGTAAAAGAGAAACACCAGATGATGAACTATACTACACAAACATAGAAGATAGTAGGGCAAAGTTTGATGAACAATTTATGGCAATAGTAAACCATCTAGAAGATAAATACCCTATAGACAAGGTACTAACCTTTAGTGGATCAAAGGGTAACTTTAGAAAGTTAATTACACCAAAGTACAAAGCCAACAGAAAGAAACAAGAACTGCCACCATTACTAGATGAGATGCACCAATTTGTAAAAGAACAATATGATAGCATTTGGGGTTATGGTATAGAAACAGATGATATGGTTGCCAGGTATTGGAAACAGATTAGTGATGATATTGGTAGGGATGAAGTAATGATTGTATCAATAGATAAAGACTACAAACAATTCCCTTGTTTGATGTACAACTATCACTACAAGCATAAAGAGATATTAGACATATCAGAAGAAGAAGCTATGTACAATTTTTATGAGCAAATGATTGTAGGTGATACTGCTGACAATGTAAACTACTTTAAGGGTAAGGGTAAGAAGTATGCAGAAAAGCATTTTAAAGACTGCACCACAAAATATCAATACACAAGAAGGCTATACGAATTATTTAAACAAGAATACAAAGGTAAAGCAAGACAAAAATACGCAGAGTGCTACCACCTTTTAAAATTAAGAACACAATGAAAGATAAAATAGTAGAAGATTTAAAAAGAGAATTTGACATAAGAAGTTGTGTAGGTATAGACAAATACAAAACAACACTACAAGATAATAACAAAGATGATTTCTTGCAGCACCTAAAAGAAGAACTAATGGATGCAGCTTTATACATACAAAAACTACAAAGCAAATGAATTACAATACAGTAACAACAATATTAGAAACACCAGAACAAGTAAGTGATTTACTTATTACATTAACTGGTATAGATATATACAAACAAACAAGAAAAACTGAATACGTTGAGCATAGAGCTTTGCTTTGTCATATATTAAGAAACAAACTTGATATGAGGTGGGTAAGTATATCTGACTTTATAAAATCAAAGGGTAAATCATTTGATCACGCAACGGCAATACACGCAAACAAAATGTACCCATTGTACAAAAAAGATAGATTTGATTACTACGATAAACTTGAAAGTAACTTTATAGTAAAATCACAAATAGAGTATAGCCAAATAACAAAGTTAGAAGTAATACAAAAAAAGTATGAAACACTAGAAAAAGATTATTTCAAAGCAATAGAAAAGTTAAGCAACTACGATAGGCAATATTCAAATGGTTACACACCAAATGAAAAACAATACAGAAGCCTTGATGAAGAACAAAAAACAATGTATGATGAAAGGGCAGCTTTAGTATTAAAGTCTTTTGAATGGAAACAAAACAATAGTGAATACGAAATAATAAACTGTGCAACGTGATTAAAAAAGAATGGCTATTTATGCAAACACCAAAAGAAAAAGCATACCAATTAGTAAAAGAATTTTATGTGGAAACAACAACAAGCACAAAAGCAAAACAATGTGCTAAACTACATATAAGCCTTATACTTGAAAATGAAATAATAAAACCACATAATAAGATAACATTAGAATACTATCAAGAAGTACTAAACGAAATAGAAAAGCTATGAAATGCAAGTTGTGTTTTAAAAAAAGTAATTATCTTGAATTACATCATATAATTCCAAAAGTAAGAGGTGGAACAGATGATGAAAGTAATTTAATTAAAATATGTTCAGAATGTCACGGAAAAGCACACGATGTATCATTTTCTAATGAAAGAGGAGGTTTAATAAAAGAGGCTGTTATAAAAACTGAAATAGAAAACAAAATAGCACAACAATGGATGCAAAACAATAAAGAGTTAGTAGAAAATAAAATGAATAATTTATACAATGAAAATGAAGATGAACATATGCTTATGCTGCTATTATTAGAAAAAGGAAGATTTAGAGCATCACATATAAAGAAGTGGTGTGAAGATGGAAAGGTAACATTTAAAACAAGTTTTACATTTTAACAAACAACCTATGAACAGAAAGAAACTAATACAAAAGCTACAACAACTATTTGACAAATTACCAAAGGGTAAAGAAAGAAAAGCAATAAGAGAAAGACTACTAAAATTAAAGCTAAATAAAAACGTTAAGTAATTACGTTATATAATTGAATAAACAAATTTCTATCAAATGGATAAAAGAAAAAACAACGGTGGTAAAAGAGAGGGTGCTGGTAGACCAAAGAAAGCAGATGAACTTAAACTAATAGAGAAGTTAGATAACCTTATTGATAATGATGAGGTAATTAAAACACTAGGCAAGCAGATCCTAAAAGGTGATAGTAAGGCTATGAGTTTATACTTTGGTTACAGATATGGTAAGCCTAAAGAAAGTGTAGATATAACCTCAACAGATGGGTTTAATATTAACTTTAAAGACATTATTAAATTTAAGTGATAGAAGTTGATCCAAAGTATAACCCTATCCAAACATCAGATGCCAGGTATTATATTGTAACTGGTGGTCGTGGGTCGGGTAAATCGTATTCTATAAACTTGTTATTGTTGTTGCTCACTTTTGAAGCTGGGCATACAATCTTATTTACAAGGTTTACATTATCATCTGCATACATATCTATAATACCAGAATTTATAGACAAGATAGAAACGCTTAACCTACAAAACGTTTTTCATATCACAAAAGATGAGATACGAAATAAGCTATCTGGTAGCAAGATAATCTTTAAGGGTATCAAGACATCAAGTGGTGACCAAACGGCTAACCTAAAGTCTTTAACTAATGTTTCTACGTGGGTAATGGATGAGGCAGAAGAACTACAAGATGAAAACATCTTTGATAAAATAGATTTAAGTGTTAGAAACCTAAACCAAAAGAATAGGGTAATACTTATTTTAAACCCAGTCACAAAAGAGCATTGGATATATAATAGGTTCTTTGAAGATAAAGGTGTGCAAGCTGGCACAAACTCAACCAAAGGAAATACATCATATATACACACCACATATTTAGATAACATAGAAAACCTATCTAAAAGCTATTTAGAGCAAATAGAAAACATTAAGAAACGTAGACCAGAGAAATACAAGCACCAAATGCTAGGTGGATGGTTGGCAAAGGCAGAGGGTGTAATATTTACTAACTGGAAAATAGGTGAGTTTAAAAAAGTAGGTGTAAGTGTCTTTGGACAAGATTATGGTTTTGCATCAGATGAAAATACATTAGTTGAAACTAACATAGATGTAAACAATAAGATAATCTATTTAAAGGAATGCTTTTACTTGAAAGGTCTTACCACATCACAGATAGCTGAACTAAACCTTAAACACGCTAAAAACCATCTTATAGTAGGTGATAGTGCAGAACCAAGATTGTTACACGAACTAAAAGCAAAAGGTTGTAATGTAGTCAAAGCAATAAAAGGTCAAGGATCAATTACATACGGCATAGCATTACTACAAGATTATGATTTGATTGTAGAAGAAAACAGTATAAACTTAATCAAAGAACTAAACAACTACTCCTGGTTAGAGAAAAAGTCTAAAACACCACAAGACAAATTCAATCATATTATTGATGCTATACGTTATTCTGTATCATATCAACTACAAAACCCAAATAGAGGTAATTACTTTATTTCATAAAAGTTATTAAATTATTTGTTTATATGATATTTATTTATTATATTGCAGTATATTAATTAGGTTCTTTTATATATTGATAAGCTAGATGCATTTAACGTGGTTGAAAAACCAATGGTGTAAAAACCAAAATGCCCGATGCGGTTATTGAATTTTGCCGCACATACTGGAAGAAAACGGGGTTAAAAGAATAGCTTTTTTAGGAGTACGAAAAATTAGTTTTGACAAAAAACTTAATTGAGTAGAAAAGTAAAAATAGATATTTAAAAGAATTTTTTTTATATTATATTAACTAACAAAAACAGATATGACAAACCAAGAAATTTTTTACAAAGGCATAGACAAGCTAGGCTTAACAGATAAACAAAAGCTAGATGTTAAGATACTAGCATTAGAATATGCACATCAAGAATACACTAAAGCTGCAAAGCTAGGACACGATAGATTAATGGGTTATTTAGAAAAGCAATATGCACAGTAATTGTTGTGGTGCAGAAGCATCTTATTTAAGTGATGAATTATGTGGATCTTGTTTAGAACACGCAGTATTTAACGAAATAAAACAGATATGAAAAAATTAATAAACAGATTTTTAGTAAAGAAAAGCATCAGACCATATAAGGTAGTACCTTTATCAACTGGTGTTATTGTAGAACATTACCGTAATGGTAAATTAAAAACAGAATATTATGGATTGGTATAGCCCACCAGATTACCCAGAGTATGATTGCACAGAATGTGGTGCAGATATAGACAAGCCTGGTGTGTGTAGTGGCACTTGTCACGAGGCAAGTATGATTTAGTTGGTTAAGTTAAGTTGAAATTAGGTAGGCAGAAATGCTTACCTTTTTTTATTATATTTACCTTACTATAAAAAACCATTTTAAAAACGTTATATAAGTATGAATATCAATATTACAGTACCAAATGATTTAAGTGAAATTACTTTAAGGCAGTATAAGCACTTTCTTAAAATACAGAAAAATGTAGATGATGAGAGTTTTTTAAATGCAAAGATCATTGAAATATTCTGCAAGTTAAACCTTGAAGATGTAATGAGGTTAAAGTTTAATGATAGTGAACTAATAGTAAGTACACTTACAGAAATGTTTGAGCAGAAGCCTAACCTGGTTAGAAGTTTTAAGCTAAACAATATTAACTATGGTTTTCATCCACAACTAGATGATTTAACTTTAGGCGAGTATATAGATTTAGATACCTTTATAGGGGACTGGGAAAATATAGAAAAAGCAATGGCAGTTTTATATAGACCAGTAGTAAACAAGATAAAAGACAAATACACAATAGAAGAATACAAGGTAGGTGTGGATCAAGATATTTTAGATATGCCTATGGATGCAGTATTATCATCAATTTTTTTTTTGTGGAATTTAGGACTGGACTTGTCGAAAACTATGATGAACTATTTGGACAAGGAACAAACACAAGCCTTGACGCAGTATCTAACTTCACAACCAAATGGGGGTGGTATAACTCAATTTACGGACTTGCTCAAGGAGACATTACAAGATATGAAGATATCACTAAACTAGGAGTACACGAATGTTTTATGATGCTATCCTTTATGAAAGACAAAGCAGAAGTAGAAGCAAAAAGAATTAAACAAAATTTCAAATGAGCCAACAAGGTATAAGAGGGTATTATCAATTAACCTCAACAATAGAAGAACAATTAAGAAGTACTGAATTTACTAATACAGTTTCTATTGGTGATATAAGCAAAGTAAACCTAAATAAGCAAGACATATTCCCATTGGCACATATGATTGTAAATAGTGTTTCAGCAGAAGAACAAGTGTTGAGGTTTAATATAAGTATACTTGCTTGTGATATTGTAGACCAATCAAAGGATATAACAACAGATAGATTTACTGGTAATGATAATGAACAAGATATTCTAAACACACAACTGCTAGTCTTAAACAAGCTGATACAGAAGTTAAGGATGGGTTCATTACATACAGATATGTACCAACTAGATGGCAACCCAAGTTTAACACCGTTTAATGATAGGTTTGAAAACCAACTTGCTGGTTGGAGTGCTACAATGGATATACTAATTTACAATGATATATACATCTGCTAATGGACTTTAAAAATGTAGATGAAATATTAATATCCTTTGCACAATATGTTGTAGATGCATCAAAAGAAAACCTAAAAAATGATGTAAATAAATATGGTTCAAATAAAGCTGGTGGTGATTTAGATAATTCTCTAGGCTACACATTTGATAAAAGCCAAAATCTGTTCTTGTTAGATTTTCTAATGGAGGACTATGGAACTTTTGTAGATAAAGGTGTAAAGGGTAAAACATCAACATACCCAGAAACAAAAGCATCACTATCACAATTTCAATATGGTAGTGGTAATTTTCCAAAGGGTGGTTTAACAGAGGGTATTAATGAATGGATGAAAAAGAAAAGGTTTCAATGGAGAGATGAAAGAGGTAGGTTTATGAGTTATGAAAGTATGAGTTACATCATTGCAAGATCAATTTACAA